AACATATGATTCAAATTCCGACATTTTAATCCCTTATAGGAACGAGTTGCTTTGCTTCTATCAAGGCCAATACAATTGGTGGGTTGGACATTATAGCTTCTATGAATGCTTGATCTCCATTTGCTTTTCCATCAAATGATCCACAACTATAGCATATCCATACTTCATGTTCTCCATCTCCATAACCGTACTTCTTCTTGCCACATTTACAGCTCTTTGCCATATGAAACTATGGAAGGCTTTATATTTAAGTATATTCATACAGTACCATGGCCAGTAGCATATACATCTATACTAACCTACAAGATTATGAGAATTTATACAAGGGTAAACAAGAAGCATATACATATGAGACTCCTATAATAGACTTGTTTATAAGACCTAAAGAGGGGGATACTGTGACTGATTCAATACAAACAAACAAACTATGGGTGATTACACAGACAGATAAAGTAAAAATGAGACCTTCATTAGAAAGAACTATAGTACATTTTTCAAACGGAACTTGTTTTGACTTTTGTGGTGGTAATGAATTACAGGTACAAAAAGAGAAAGTATTCTATAATCCAAAAAACAATCAATTAGAGTTTTATCCTAGAACACTTAGAAAGCCATTATTGTCTCTTAAGGTAGATAAGGTAGTTGGTGGGAAGCCTACAAAGAAATCAAAGATAAGATTTAAAAATAAATACTACGATATGACACATGATAGGTTAAACCTGTTTGTCTAGTTTTATCTTCAGAGCAGCAGGATTTAATGAGATAGTAAGACTGCTAAAAGAAACAAATACAAGATTAGGTAATATAGAAAAGTTGATGGAGTTCTTACTATCTCCACCTGATCTAAAAAAATATAAGAAAGGTGTGAGTTTTGATGATTTACCTCGAAAACCTTTTAGTGACCAAGCTTAGCAATTTTTTCTATTCTAGGTTTTAATTTCATAACCAACTTTGCAAGTGGATATGCAACTACCAAGTCAACCATAACACTCTGCCATACAAAATTTGCGAATTGATCTGCATCTAATCCTATGACAAATAGCATCCATGGAATTGTGACCATTAGATACCCTATAGCAAATATAGGAGTTATGATTAAATATTCTACAATACCAGATATGACATCATGTATACTACAATCACATCTAGGTACAATCGTTTTTTTTCTTTTCCAGTCCATGTTTAAGCATGAACTATATAATATTTAAGTTATCGTCTATTTCCTGTATTCTTTTCCATTATATGTTTCCAATCTTTACCATGTTTCTTACGCATGGAAATCCAGAATGGATCTGCACCAAACATTCCACCTTTTTTATTATATTCTTTTGTAACATTTGCTATCTTTCTATGGCATTTTCTACAAAATCTTGCGTTTATCTGTTCAATATTGAATCTATGTTTTCCACAAAAGAAACATAGCCCATACATCTTCTGTGTTACAGTAGCAAGTAATGGTTCTCTTCCACGCTTACCTGCACATTCACCACATATATCAACTATAGTTGCAGCCGTAGCGTCTTTTGAAAAGCAGTTAATACATATAGCTTCTTTATAATTGTCTACGTGTGTATATTCATCGGCTTGATGCTTATCCCAAAGCTTCTTACCAATGTCTAAGCCACCAGTATCAACGTTTAACTTGGTACCCATTACTTCTCTGCATCAAGAATTTTCTTTAATGCATTCTGTAAGAATATGTATACATTGTTTGCTGAGTAGTCACTAGTAGAAACCTTTCTAGTTGCTTTCTTTATATCTTCTATTGTATCGTCTATTACTTTAAAATTAGCACTGTAAACTGAACCTGCACGTTTTATCGTATCGTTGTAGTCCTTTGTTACTTTCTTGTTAAATTCCTTTGCTTGCTCCTCAATCTTGTCTACAAACTTTATTTCTGCCTTTGGCTTTACTTGCACCGTTGCTTTTGTTTTTTCTCCTTTACTTTTCTTCGTCATCTTCCCACCTCCTTGTTTGACCTAATTCGTCTTTAACTATTTGTCTAGCCTGTCTTACTGTCATAAATGCTTTGTTTCTTAACTCTTCTTCTGTTTTTTTCTTCGTCCATCCAAAGTCTACTGATGTTTGTAATGTTTGTTTAACTGCATTGAAATTCGCTGGTGTTATACCGTCAGGGAAATTCTTTCTACTTAATGATGTTCCATGTCCACTTGCTGGGTGTCCACCTGCAATTCCACCTATTTTTCCAGGAGTTTTATGCTGTGGCTCTCCTTCAAACCTTTGCTGGTCTTCCTTTGGTGCTGCTGTACCTCTACCTCGTCCACCTGGTTTTACAGGTGCATTTGGATTTGTTGCTTCATCTTCTCCCATACCAGCCATCTCTGCTGTAGTAATAACTGGATCCTTTGAAACTTTGAATTCACCTGTATGTGTTCTGCTTATCTCAAATCCTAGTCCTTGTAATGATTTCATATTCTCTATCTCTACTCCTTGTATCTGCAAGTCTCTTAACCTGTCTGTCTCTTCTCCAGACTTTAATCTTAACTCCCAATCATCAATACCTCTTATCGCTGCTAATTTTGCTAAGAATGATTTTAATAGAATGTCTTGGCCCCATTTAATTGCTCTGTTTGTAATTGTAACCTGCAAACCTTCCTGAGACCAACCAGTTGGTAACTCACCGAAGTACAATGGAAGAACTCCATATATTGCACCAATAATCATTCTAAGTTCTTTTCTAACTGCAATGAATTCTAATTCTTTAAGTGAACCTGTAAAGTCAAGCCACTGTGCCATGTTCTTACCACCTGGCTTGTCAGATTCAACTAACAGTGGGTGGATCATGTATGGATCTTCTGTTGCCTTTTGTTCAAGTGCATCCCAAGACTTTCTGAATGTTTCGTAATTACGTGAAGCAATTACCAACATACCTCTTGGAGGTCGCATCTTATCGAAATATTTTCTAATATATTCATCCATATGTGACAAAGACATTACCTTTGACCATACTGCATAGATAGGAGAATAACCATAAAGTAATCCTGGCCTATATTTACCTGCTCTCCAAATTACCTCACCCTCTCCGTAGATAACTCGTTTAGGTTGTGGTATACCAATGGAATAAACAGAGTTAACTTCAACTACTGCCTTCAATGCTTTTGTACCACATACATCACATCTGTCTCCAGTAAGTCTCTTTCCTCTATGCTCAAACTTTGGACAAACAAAAACTGGATTATGTTTATCATCATAACCAACTCTACCATCACTGTCTGCAATCATAGCGACTTGTGGTGGGTCTACCCTTATCAATTCTTTGACAACTGATTTTTCTGGATCTATTTCTCCAGTCTTATCGTCAATCCAATAATTTTTTAACACTAACAGGTATGCATTGTCTGCAATTTCTAAATCTCTTTCTAACATTCTAACTATATCTTCTAATGATTGTTCGTTTGCGTTTACTGGTTTATTTAACAAGTCTTCTAGTATCTGTCTGTTCTCTGGTGTTGGCCTTAACAAGTCATGACTTCCACAAGTATCACATTCCAATGGACCTTCCAAAGCATTTCCTTTTGGTTGTCTTACTGGGAACTGTGGTTTATTTGCCTTTGATGATGTTGTAGATCCTATTGTACTCTCATTATCTTCGTTTGTTGAATTTGGCTGTTCATCTCGTATGTCTCCTGCTAGTGGAGCGTATTGGAATTCCTTTGAACAGTTAGAACATTTAAACTTCCATTTTTCTACTATCTCAAAACCATTCTTAAACATTTCACGGTTGATAGTTTCAATAGGTATTCTAAGAGCATCTACATTATCTGCAAGCTCATAGATCATTATTAGAGGAAACGGAAATATTGGCAGTTTGGCTCCTGTATCGGTAGCCATATAGGGTTGGGCAATACTAGGTCTTACGGTTGATTCTGTAAATGATTTACTCCTAAACTGAAAAATACCTTTCAGCGTATCTACAAAACCCATGTTTTGCTATGGGAGCTACCATATATAAACTTTGTTAAAGAATTGTAACTGTTTTGTTACTGTTTGTTATGCTTTGCACAGTGTATAACTCTTACTTCTATAGTGCAAGTACAATTCTTATCTATTGGTTTTTCCTCTTCTGATGATCTTCCTAATACCATATACTTATTATACTATATGGTATTTATATAGTTGTGGGTGGTGTGAGTATGCACACCTGATTAGACTAACTCGAAAGGGAGGACTGGCTTTACTACCCAGCCCACAATCTTTATTACGATTTAAATACTCCTTTACCCAGGAAAGAGCATGAGAGAATCAACAGTGCTGCCACATTTATCTGTGATGCATTTAAAGTAAAATCAGATCCAATAGTACCAAGATTTGAAAGTAAGGTTGAACAATACGTATGGATGGGTTCATTTGCTGGCTTCGTAGAAGGAATGGCCATATTAATAAAACAAGATAATAAAGTACTATATGAAAGACTAATAGATGCGATGGAAAGGGTGTCCTTAAGATAATGGTGGAATTAGAGGCAGAGGATTATAGTGAATTGTTTGACTGGTTCACTCTGTGTTTTGGCAAAGATCCAAAGAAGATAACTGTACAGGCCAAGAGAACGTTTTGGAAACTTA